GACGGATGAAGATTTTTTAGCTTTAATAGAGTATAATATGCCTAATCCGGTTACAATAAAAAACGAATATTTATTTGATGCAGTTGGTAGAACAGATTTTGCGAGCCCTACCCCTACGTCCAGTATCTCTGGAGAAATGTTTCAATGGATAGTATGGAACTATACCCCAACAGTCAGTACAATATTAAGTCTTGTAGATGAGGGGATCTAATGCCAGCTATATCTAGACAGGGAGATTCGGTACTATCACCAGATGGATCTGGGTACAAGTGTCGGATGCCGTTAGAAACAAGCGTTGGGGAAGTCAACTCTAATAGCGTATATGCAAATAATAAATTAATAGTAGTTCAAGGTAATCAAGTAACACCGCACAACAAATCTGGATGCTCTATCGATGATTCTACCTTAAGTTCATACTCTTCTAAGGTTTTTATAGGTGGTAAAGGGGTAGGCCGAATAGGGGATGCTTATGGTAATAATACAATTACTCAAGGCTCTCCTTCGGTTTTCGCGGCTTAATCAAAATTATAGCTATAAATATAAATATGACCCGAAATACCAGAACCTATTCAGACTTTAATCTTCTATTTACTCGGCATCCTGTCACAGGTGATGTTACTAAAAAGAGTGATGAAGAAGCGGTAAAAGCTTCCTTAAGGAATTTAATTTCTACGAGAAACTATGAGCGCCCATTTCACCCAGAAATTGGCTGTCAAATCTATAGTTTATTATTTGAAAACTTTACACCTGTAACTGTACAGGTAATGAAGAAGACTATTTTTGATGTTATTAATAAATTTGAGCCAAGGGCAACAGTCTTAGAGGTAAATATTCGCGATAAATCAGACGATAATCAAATAGACTTGGATATTATATTTCGTATTAATAATTCCGAAAGACCTATTACCTTAACCACCTTTATTACACGAGTAAGATAATGTCCAATCTCAGAATAACTGAGTTAGATTTTGATCAGATCAAAACTAATCTTAAAACTTTTTTACAAGCCCAAGATGAATTTACCGATTATGATTTTGAGGGGTCTGGTCTTTCCGTATTGCTGGACGTCTTAGCATATAACACTCATTATAATGCATTCTTAGCTAATATGCTAATGAATGAAATGTTCTTAGACTCAGCCGTTAAGAGAACCTCTGCGGTTTCTATAGCTAAACATTTAGGATATACACCTGCATCAGTTAGAGGCTCTACTGCTAACATCGGGGTTGTAGTAACTAACCCTACCGGTCTACCTAATACATTAACAATGGATAGGTATACACAGTTTACATCTACAATTGGGGGAACAGCGTATACGTTCTCTACTAATCAAGCGATGACTGCTGCAAGAAGCGGTTCTACATATACATTCAATGATGTCGATATTGTAGAGGGTACATTACTTGGATATACGTATGCTGTTTCAGATAATTCACCGGATGCTAAGTATGAAATACCCAGTATCAATGTAGATACAACTACATTGCAAGTAACTGTTCAAACCTCAGCATCTGATACAACTGCAAGCGTATATACCCTAGCTACTGATATTACTGGTGTAGATGATACATCTAAGGTATTTTTCTTAGAGGAAAATAGCAATGGTAAGTACCAGATTTATTTTGGTGACGGGGTAATAGGTAAACAGCTATCAGTTGGTAATTTAATTAATATTAACTATATTGTTTCTTCAGGGGCTATTACTAATGTATCTAGTACCTCTACCCAATCTTTTTCAGCTATAACTAGTATCGGTGGTTCAAGCGCAGTAACCGTTTCTACAAATAGCAATTCAACTGGTGGCGCAGATGCCGAGACTATTACGTCTATTAAATTTAATGCTCCTAAAGTTAATGCGTCTAGAAATCGCGCCGTAACATCGATTGATTATGAAAGCCTTATATTATCTAATTATTCCGGTGCAGAGGCAGTATCTGTATGGGGCGGAGAAGAAAATGTACCCCCGTATTTTGGTAGGGTAATGATATCTTTAAAGCCGTTTTCCGGCTTTACCATATCTGACTCCATAAAGAATAATATTAAAAGCGATATATTAAAAAGTAAACAAGTATTAGCAATTACTCCTATATTTGTAGACCCAGAATATTTTTATGTAAATATTACAGCGGACGTTAAATATTATTCAGCTCTAACAACATTAACATCTGGATCTATTAAAACTCTTGTAGAGAGTACTGTTGCTAATTACTTTAGTACTGAATTACAAAAGTTTAATAAGACATATAATAACTCTAAATTAATATCATTAATTTTAGATGCTAATACAGCTATAAACAGTGTAATCATTACTATTAAATTACAAAAAAGAGTTGTACCTATTCTAAGTACAGAGAATACATATACGGGAGACACCTCCATAAAGTTCGTTAATCCTATAACTCCTGGTGAGATAGTTTCTAGCTTTTTTTATATTAATATAAATGGTGAGCAAACGCTTGTAAAGATAACTGATCTTCCAGATGATACCCCGGCTAATAATCAAGGTAATGGGGTACTTCGTTTAATTAACTCAGCTACAGGTTCTATTGTATCTGCAGATATTGGAACAGTTAATTACGCGACCGGTGAATTATCGATACCTTTATTAACACCCACGGCCTTACCAGCAGGAACAACCGACATACGTATTAATGCTGGTGTACAAGAATCATATTATAACTTAAATGTTTATAGAAATCAAATACTAGTGCAAGATGACACCGCTGTGAACGCAGCAAGCGGTCTTGTAGCAGGCGTAAGTGTAACTTCAACCGCTATTGTATAATATGTCAACTACCAGAATAAAAGAAAAAATATCGAAGCTGGTAAGCGGGCACGTACCGGAGTTTATTAAGAGTGACTATACGACTTTTGTTTCTTTTATCGAAGCTTATTATAGATTTTTAGAGCAAGATCAAGGCGCGTTAGAAGTTGTACAAAATGCTAGAGAGTATGGAGATATTGATACAACTTTAGACTCTTTTGTTAATTACTTTATTGCTAACTATGCGCAAGATATTGGATATAACGCGTTAGTTAATAAAAGACTCTTAATTAAAAGAATTAAAGATCTATATGAAGCCAAGGGTAGTGAGGTATCTTTTAAGATCTTATTTAAGCTGTTATATGATACAGTGGTTGAATCTAGTCACCCGTACGATAATGTTTTAATTGCATCCGATGGTACATGGGACCAAAAAGTATCTTTACGAATTGAAATAACATCTGGCAGTGTTACCAATATAGTAGATAGATTTTTAACTATTACTAAAAATAATATCGTTTATAACGATGCTATTGTTAGAGTCAAGTTATTAGATAGTAATCTCTACGAGGTATTTTTAAAATCTTCCTCCGCTACTCCTTTTGAAATCGGGGATGTAGTCTCAGTAAATAGCAGTGCCAGCACAATTTTTACCGGTATAGTAAGACCTACTACGGTTAGCGCAAATGTTGTAAAATCTGGTACAGGGTTTAAAGCAGGTCAAATATTTACCGTACCGCTAGCTGGAGGTATCAATACTTTAATTAGAATTCTAAAAGTTAATGCTACTGGAGGTATTTTATCTTTACGTATTTTAAATTTTGGATATAATTACCCCTCGGAAAATGTTACAATTAATTTGTATAGTGATCTAACAATTGCAACTAGAACAGAAATATTTAGTACTATATCAGGTGGGTTTAAAGACTCATTAGAGATCGTTTCTCCACATACTGCAATATCCCCGACTAGATACTTTTTCTCAGATTATATTGATAACTATGCATATACAGGTAATTTACTTGCTACTGCATCCTCAGATCAAACAGTAACTTCAGCTACAACTTTAGGCGCTAGTTTAGACTCTACAGCTGTAATTACAGTGGTCATGGGCGCTTTAGCTAGATACCCCGGGCAGTTTACAACATCGCAAGGGTTTATATCAGAACCTGAAATAAGAATACAAGACGATCAATTATACCAGCCTTTTGCCTATCAATTAGCTTCTGATCTGGATATAGGTGTATTTTATGATACGGTTAAAAAATTAATACACCCTGCAGGTACTAATCTATTTAATAATAGAATTTTAAGTACTACCACTAATCTACAAGCTAACGTTAGTGTAATTACATCCTCTAATATATTCCTTGAACTTAGAGATACCTTTGAAGCTATAGATGTTCTTAATTATTATAATCTGTATGAAAGAACATTTACAGATAGCACTAACGTTATTTTATCATCTAATGTATACACTCTTTATAAGAACACTGATAACACTGAAAATATAACAATTGTAACTGATACTTCAACCGGGGTTCTACAGGCGTATAACAATAACTACAGCGATAATACATACTTCCTGCAATCTGGTACAGACTCCTATGTAGCAGATCTTACCAGCACTACAGTTTTTTCGGTATAAATAATAATAAGCCGAATAAGATTTAAATTTTTAAAGGAAATAATATGTTTACAGAAACAGTAAATGTAACAGGTAGACTTAAAATCTCCCGCCTCAATGAAAGCGGAGATGAGTTAGAAGTAAGAGAAGTAAAAAACCTAATTGTAGCTGTAGGTAAAAATGTAATTACATCTAGACTAGTAGGTAATACCACAGCTATTCCTAGTCACATGGCTGTAGGGTCGTCTAATACCGCTGCAACTATATCTCAAACAGCATTAGGTACAGAGATTGGTAGAGTTGTTTTAGACTCGTCAACAAGAACTAACAATACTATTGCCTACGTTGCTACGTTCCCAGCAGGCACAGGTACTGGCTCCCTAACTGAAGCAGCTATTTTTAATGCAGGCTCCACCGGTGATATGCTTTGTAGAACCAATTTTAATGAAGTTAATAAAGGTGCTGCCGACGTTATTGTTATTACTTGGAATGTAACCATATCCTAACATGCCATTTCTTCTAAAAGACACGATTCACCAATCGTTGGC